AGCCAAGCTTCGGTTCTTACAACAAACGACGCCTCACTATTTGGAAGAGCTTCTTTAAGCTCTTCTTTTATTTTAGAAAGGAATGAGACCTATGACAACGCAACGGAAAACGCAACGCATTAAAAGTTTTGAGAAATCCATTGGCTTTGTGCGAGTGGTCGATACCCATTTAACGTTAATGGGTGGCGCCGAAGACTATGGAGAAGCATTGAAGGTACTGGGTGCAACCGGCAACGGAAACTATGAAGTATTTGCAACTGTTCAACACTTGCCCGGTATCGGTCCCCGTATTACCAATCTTCGCATTGAATTTGTGAGTCAACAAGAACTACAATGGATGGAACAAGACTTACTCGAACCCATGGACTGAAAGGAGCTTATTATGCTTACTCAATTTTTTTTCAATCGTGAGTTAATCATGACTAAAAAAGACTGCATGCCTTTACCAAAAAACACCTTGATTATTATCAAAGAAGAAAAATCCCCATACGATGAAACGGCCTATCTTGTTCAAGATAATTTACTCGTTTTTTCTGAAGGCGAAACAAGAAGAGCCTACACGCGTGTTTATTTACGAGAAATCATTCACCCAGAGGAGAGAAATTAAATGAAAACATTATTTATTTCCAATCAACGTGTCATGGCAGAAGCCGACGCCAGTTACCGATTTGAAAGAGGAGACATCATGGCCATTCATTATGATTCCGATGACTTGTATGAAGTCATGACCGTCGTCTTCTACTTGAATGGCTTACAGGACTACCGCGAACCAACTCTTGTCGTTCATGTCGTCCCCTATATCGAAGAAGGAAGTTAAAATCTTATTTTAGAAATGTAACAGATTCGATAACATTTTGAGATGTAGAAACGGTTAGGAAGTATTATAATGGGTATATACACTATATAGCATACCTTTATTTTATTTACTTACTAATTGGAGGAATCAAAAATGGAAACAAAAATCACTAAAAAAGTGTGGGGATTCGACGAACTCACAACAAAGCTTGAAGCATTGGAAATGTTGGATGCAGAGTATACTTTCACGAAAGTCTTGGGAACGACCGAGTCCCCGGTCTCTCTCTTTGAAGTGACTTTTTCTTTCCCGGAAGTTGAAGTTCCGGTATTTGAATACGAAGACTAAGCAGGAGCCATAAAGGTTCTTGCTTTTTTTCTTTTTAAAGGTGACACTTTAAGAAGAAAGGAGTGTCTATAATGTACTTATTATTGGTTCTATTTTTATTTGGATTGATTTGGACAGGCTTCGGCGCTCTAGCGATTTTGAAATGGCTAGAAGAGGCAACGGAAATCGAAGACAAGATTACATTGTTCTTACAGCTTGAAAAAGAACAACCTACGGTCGGTCAATCAGCTCGTTACTTTACCAACCGAATGAATCTTATCAACAATCATCAAGACTTATTGGCATTAAAAGCCGAACAAAAAGAACGTCCACGCCATTTCTGGTTCGCAACCGTTCCTTCGTTCTTGCTTCTAGGCCCTGTCTTATTGATTCCTGCTTTTCGTAAACGAATCGGTTAATATCCTTTTCGGATTTTACGGGCTTTCATTTCCGCTCTCGCATCCATGTATCGTGTGACCATCTCATCAGGAATCTGACGATACATATGGTCAGTGGATTCACTCATCTCTAAATCCGTATGATGCATTTCCAGTCCACATGTTTTACAATAGACTATAATGATTTCGTTTTCTGTTTCTTCTTTGATGTATAACTGGTCGGAACAACGCATACATTTACGTCCGCCAGCGGCCATCGCCGATTTAGCAGGAATGCCATTCCCACTTGGGTCTGGTTTTTTATACTGTTTTAAGATAGTTTCTTCATATTCTTGCTGGTCTATCTTCAGTTCGGACATGACCGTATCGTCTTGTTCATGCCACATCTTTTTCTTTACCATGTTCTCACCACGTTTCTATATATCGTTTGGAGGAATGCTTATGTTTCCTGAAGAATTCAGAAACAAAAACTTAGTTGAGGCTGTACATGCACATCTCTCTCAACAGAACTATAACCGCTCCATCGCTCGAAATAAAGTAAAAACTGATATTCGTTTTTATCCTTCTTCCATTGGACAGTGTGAGCGCAATATCGTCTACCAAATGCTCGGCTACGTCGGCAAACCAAAAGACGGCAATGACCTTCTTATCTTAGAGAATGGGACCTACTTCCACAATCGAATGGAGCATATCTTCCGTGACATGGGTATCATGATTGCTGAAGAATTATCTCTGAAGGATAAAGAGTTAGCCATTAGTGGTCGGAGTGACGCCATCATCTGGGATTTAGACTTGCCCGTTGATTTTGAACCCGACAAAACGATTGATAATATTTCGCTTGTGGATACGAAAGGGAAGGTCGTGTATAACGGTCACCCTGACTTCGTTAAAATCATTGAGTTCAAGTCGATTAACACAACGAACTTTGGCAAGTTAAAACGGGTAGCGAAACCGAATCACGTCAAACAACTTCAATTGTATTTCTATCTGACCGGTATCAAAAAAGGTGCTATTTATTATGAAGACAAGAACAATCAATCGCATAAGATGTTTGAAGTCGTCTATGACCAAGCTATCGTAGATACGGTCTTAGCGGACATTAAACGCTACGTGGAACTAGCACGGGCCAATACCCTTCCCGAGCGTCCTTTCGCTCCTACGGACATCCCTTGTCGTTTCTGTCAGTACCGGGAGACGTGTCACCCCAATTCCAATCCCTTCCGCTATGAAGACTTATTTGAATCCACAGAAGATGTACCATTCTAATCTTAAAGGAGTGTTAAAGATGTCAACAATTCCTGAAAAAGCATGGGGCGTTTGTTATGGTGACGCCAATGATTTGATTGAAAACATTGAAATTATTTCCGTTCACGGAACTGAAGGTCAAGCCCAAGAAGAAGTGTTCAATTGGTCAATGAGTAATGAAGCTGACCCCAACTATTTTGTGATGCCGGTCTATAAAAAATAATTATTCTGATGAGAGAAGAAGTGATACCTATGAAGTGGTGTGCCATCAGTGATACACATGGTGAATATGAGAAACTTATCAAACTTGAAAAGAAAGTTCTTTCTTTACATCCTGATATTCAATTTATCTATTTAGGGGACTTTGTTGACCGAGGCCCGGATTCGAAAAGAACATTGTTTCATATTATGGAACAGACAAAAAAAGGTCACGTAGCCATTAAAGGCAACCATGACATTTTCTTTGAAGAGTTTTTAACGTCTCAGTACTTGGAGTATCCGGTATCGTTCGGTATGGAATGTGTACGTGATTTCTTCCCGAAATTTAAAGTTGTGAATTACGGAGACTCCCATCTACTCGTTAAGAAATTTAAGAATGAGTACAAAAGCATTCTCCCCTTCTTACAAGCGCTTCCGTTGATGCATGAAATCGAGGGAACAGTCTTCATTCATGGAGGATTCAACCCTCATAAAGCGCATTACATGGACTCGACAGAGACGGAATTGACAATGCCTTCTTGGAAGATGCCCGCTTACGCTGGCTTGTACCCTGACAAACAATTTGTTTTTGGTCATGTGCCTTCCATGAACTACCATCAAGATAAGACTAAGACTTTCCCTTATCAAAAAGAGAACTTCACGTTCATTGATGGCGGCTCCGTCTTCGGTGGCCATCTCAATGCGTATTTATTTGATAGTACGTATCTTTCGGTATAAGAAAAAGACTCCCGGTGGTCCGCATTGTAAAGAGGCGTCGGGAGTTCTTGTACCTTTATACTAAAGTAAAAAACCATCTATGTAAAGGAGTTTAACCCATGACAAAAGTTCGTGTGCAATATGTTGTTCATAAAAATAGTAAGCTTTTCACTCCTCTTCTTTACGGATATGAACTTTCTAATGAACATACCTATCCTTATCAATTTGTTGATTACGATACCGATTCCTATTCTTTTGATGGGAAGGATTTAATGGAACCGATTAATCATACGTTCCAAACTGTTTTTGGTTCTGCTCCATTCGAAATCGAGAGCTTGTATTTATTATCTCATCCTCATGTCAAAGTTTCTCCTCCTAGTCATTCGTATTCTATTTCTCATGAAGAAGTTCTTGGCGTTCAACTTGAGAACATTTCACCGGAACCTAGTTTAGATTATGATATGGATATGATAATTTACTTGAAAGATTCATTTGATATTACTTTTTTAGCGAAACTACTAAATTAAAAGGAAGTGTTTGTATGATGATTCGCATTAAAGAAAATCCAGAGTTAGACCCACGACTTTGGTATGCAGAACGCCAAGGTGATGTGTTCCATGTCTTTACCTTCAATGGTCTTCAATATCTTATCGTCGACCCTAATATGGATAAGATGATGGCCGTACGAATGGAAGATGCAGAGGAGCTTGAAGAAGATGAAAGAGAAGAAAACTTATCCTGATTTAACGTTGGCTTTTTTGGTGGACGAACTCATTCATATGAACCATGCAGAAGAGTACCAACAATCGTTAGACATTTTATACATTTTACAGACCCGACTTGGGTATCTCGAACAAGACATTATGATGAAATTAAGAAAGGAGTCCTAAGGACTCTTTTTTTTAGGAAGGAGGTCGCTCATGACGACTTGGAGTAGATGGCATACGTCTCTTGTTCTTTTAATCCTTCTTGGAAGTAGCTTTCTGTTCGGCTCTACTTGGTACCGAATTTTTTTGTCTGCATTAGCTTTTGTTGCTTTTGGTATAGTAATAATCATTTACATTTTGATTCCAACACAAGAAATTCTATCGGGTTTAAAGAAAGAAAAAAAAGCGCCGCATTTCAATCCACCGATTAATAAATTTGCTGAAGTCATTCAGTTATACAAATCGCTTCCCAAATTACCTTTTCAAAAGATATGTTTGTTTGTTTTTGAAATGTTGTATGTTCATGCCTACTATAGAACGAGTACGGCGCCAATTCCAGCCACATACACGCTTCGACGTTTAATCGGAAGTCAAAAAGGTCGGCAGAAGAAAAGGCAAATGTCGAACATCTATAGTTCTTATTTTACGCCTTCTTTTTTCCGACCTGAAAAATCTCTCGTCATTCAAGTTTCTAATGTATATGTTTACGGACGATATGACTACGATGTTCCCGAACACATGACGTATGGTCTTATAGAAGGATATGTGGCTTCTCATTTGTATTATGAACATCATTATAACCATCGACTTATGCGTATCAATGTGACTAAAAAACAAGCAACACAGATTACAGAACTAATGAAACAATCAAACGCCCAAGATGCGAACTTGTACCTCTCCCTTGGCTTTCGTAAAAAATCCATTCGAGACCGAATCCGCCGCATCCAAATGTATTATGCCTATTACCTTCAAGATAACTTACTTCATCCGGCTGGATTCCATCGAGTTGAACATTCAACGGTTATGAAATTTGCCGCCCTTTGTTTTAGAGA